TAATGAGTGAGCATATTCAATATGACTTCATGTATGATAACCACTTTGCAGAACTCAAGGAAGCAGAACTTCTGAATGAAAGACTGAGTATGGTTCAGCAGGCAGAACCATACGTTGGCAAATATTTCTCTCAAGACTATCTGCGTCGTAAGGTTCTTCGTCAAACTGACCAAGAAATTATTGAACAGGATGAACTGATTGAAAAGGAAATCAAAGCAGGAGTAATTCCTGACCCAGCAGATATGCAAGTTGATCCAGCAACTGGAGAAGTTGTATCTGCAGCACCAATGGACTTAGGAAAACCTGTAGTTGAACCAGAAATTGACGAAACTTCAGTTGAACCACCAGAAGGTGGAGAAATCTGATAAATAAAGACAAATTATCAATTTAAACTAATGGACGAATTAATGGATATGATTGTTGCTGATGAGAGCCCCTCTCAAGTAACTGACAAGATCAAAGAGATTCTTTTTGCAAAATCCGCAGAAAGAATTGATATGATCAAACCAGTCATTGCTGCAGATATGTTCAACGATGGCGAACAAGATTCTTCGGAAGAAGAAGAATAATAAATAAGTAATAAATGTATCATAAGAATAATGACTCATAGACCAGTCGGGTCTGGCGTCTCGTTTTCTACGTCAACAACTACAGCAAAATCTTCTGCCTTTATTGCAAAGTCGCAGGCACTGAGACTTTTTGCTACTGACAGTAATGCTTTCGTTGCAATTGGAACTGAACCGACTGCAACTGTGAATGATTATGCCGTTCCTGCAGGAACCACGGCAACTATTGCTATCAATAACGGATCTGCAAGAGTTGTTGATGTTACTCGTGGAGCAACTACTTTCATTCACTTCCCTGAAGGTCAAGCATCTCCATTTGTTGTTGGGGATTATGTTTCTTTAGTGACTTCGGATAATGGCGGACAAGATTATTATGACTTCA